TGTCGCTTGTCGCTTGTCGCTTAGATCATGGACATCAGGTAGATCTGTACACGGGCGCGGGTGGGTAGGGCAGGCAACAGTAGGGCAGGCAGCAGTAGGGCAGGCAGCAGTAGGGCAGGCAGCAGTAGGGCAGGCAGCAGTAGGGCAGGCAGCAGTAGGGCAGGCAACAGTTGGACACCCAACAGTAGGGCAGGGTGTTGCACATGTACCACAGTACCCAAAGAAAACGCACCCCCATGCTGGGGACAGCGTTTTTCCGCTTGTAATAGGGGACCGCAAGGCCCATTGTCTAGGGGTAGCCACAGAGCTACATAACCTAAAGGACCTAGACCATGACCAGCAAGACAAGCCCCGTTATCTTCGAGGCCCCGGAAGGGTTCGCCCGTGACATGCTGCCCAAACAGCAGGTCTATGCCATATCAATGTGGGCCATAGCTAACCCTAACGCCACCATCTACCCCATGGCGATCCCCGAAGGGGGCCTGCCCGTATACCTGCGCAGGGATATCGGCAAGCGGGCGGACATCAACCGTATGCTCTGCAAGCCTATCAAGCTGGGCAAGTTCATAGTCGACGCCCGCAAGCTAGGTGGGGGGTGGAGGGGTGGACAGACCTTATAGCGGCCATTAACGGCGGCTATAGCGCTGTGGCAATAGGCTACGGCACCGCCGCAGCGGCAGCGGTACGCATCGAAGCATAGGTGAACAGGCAGGGGGCAGCGTGCCCCCTGCCGCTACCAAGGGGATAGACTGATGATGGAAGACAGGTTGGAGGGCTGGGGCGACAGCATAAAGGGTATGCCGCGTCCGACAGGGCTACAGGTGCTGCCCATAGCGCCCGCAATGCTAGGGGCACCCATCAACGATTGGCAATATCTGGCCCTAGCCCGAACCTTCCGCAAGTGGCTTCACTCCAGCGGCTATACCGACACCATGCCCAAGGCTGCCTATCACAGGTGGTGCGAGCAGGTAGGCATACCTGTGGACGAGTGTGAAGGTATACTGTTTTTGCCTGGGTACAGCCTGTTGTAGACTAATCCAAGTGGGCAAGTATAGGGGCAACCTATACTTGCCCATTACTTAGGGGACCAAGTCCCGCCCATTACTTGCCCATTACTTAGGGGTCCCAAGTAAAGCCCAAGTATAGGCAGGCCCCAGGGCAAGGGGGCACCCCCCTAAATAGCGCCGCCGCGCGCCCGCCCGCCCTCCCCGATAACCTGGCTCCAGTTCCTTAGCTCGTGTACCATTTGCCTATAACTTTTCTCTTTACTCTCTTCACGCACGGAATATTATTGTGAGCCATGGTAGAAGCATCATTACGCAGTAGATTAGAGAATTTGAGCAGGGATACTTTGGAGGAGTACCTTGCAGTTTATACACGATTGCGTGATATGGAGGAGAGTGAAGCGAACCAGAAAAATTTTTTGAAATTTGTGCGTTCCGTTTGGGAAGATTTCATAGAGGGGTCTCATCATCGGGTGTTCGCGCAGAAGCTGCAAGACGTCGCAGACGGAAAACTCAAGCGGCTCATTGTGAACATGCCACCGCGCCACACTAAGTCGGAATTTGCCAGCTATTACTTTCCGGCGTGGCTGGTGGGGCGGAACCCCAAGTTGAAGATCATTCAAACAACGCATACCGGCGAATTGGCCATGAACTTCGGCCGCAAAATGCGAAACCTGATTGATAGTGCGGAGTACAGGAGAATTTTTCCGGAAGCCGCCTTGGCCCCTGATTCGAAAAGTGCCGGCCGGTGGACAACAACTCAAGGCGGCGAATACTTTGCGGCGGGCGTAGGCGGGGCAATTACCGGACGCGGCGCGGATCTACTAATTATTGACGACCCGCATAGTGAGCAGGACGCGCTCAGTGACGCGGCGATGGAAAATACATATGAATGGTATACGTCAGGGCCGCGTCAACGGCTTCAACCCGGGGGTAGTATTGTAATTGTAATGACGCGTTGGTCCGAGCGTGACCTGACCGCAAAGGTATTGAAACAGCAAGCCCGCGACCCGAAAGCTGATCAGTGGGAGGTTATTGAATTTCCAGCTATAATGGAAATTGACGATAAGCAGAGGCCACTCTGGCCGGAGTTCTGGAGACTTGAGGAATTGGAGGGTGTGCGGGCCTCCCTGAGTGCTCAAAAGTGGAGCGCGCAATGGCTGCAAAAGCCAACCAGTGATTCAATCAGTATTATAAAGCGGTCCTGGTGGAAACGGTGGGAACGTGAATCTGTGCCCGGGCTGGAGTATATCATTCAAAGTTACGATACGGCGTTCCTTAAAAAAGAATACAGTGATTATTCGGCTATTACAACCTGGGGTGTTTTTTCTCCGGATGAGGATAGTGGCCCAAATTTGATTCTCCTCGACAGCCGAAAGGGCCGTTACGAGTTCCCTGATTTGAAGCGCGAGGCTCTTAAGAGCTATCATTATTGGGAGCCCGATATAGTCATAATTGAGGCAAAGGCTTCCGGAACGCCTTTGACCCAAGAGCTACGGGCCATGGGTATTCCGGTAATGAATTTTAGTCCCGGAAAGGGACAGGATAAGCACGCGCGAGTAAACGCCGTGGCCCCACTTTTTGAGGGCGGAATGATCTGGGCCCCAGAGAAAAGTTTTGCTGAAGAAATTATCGAGGAATGTGCGCAATTTCCGAATGGTGAACATGACGATCTCGTGGATTCCATGACTCAAGCCCTTTTGCGTTTTCGGCAGGGCGGATTTATTGGCCATCCAGAGGATTACGAAGAAGAAGAGGCAGGGTATCGGCGGAGGTATGTTTATTATTAGCTTTTCAAAATAAAGTTTTTAAACTAGGGTGATTTAAATGCCAGTACGAAAAGTCAAGGGCGGCTATAAATGGGGTAAATCTGGGAAGATTTATCAATCCAAGGTCGCAGCGGAGCGTCAAGGACGCGCAGTTTTTGCGTCAGGGTACAAACCAAAGCGGAAGATAAAATCAGCATGAAAAGTTTAGCTTGGATTATGAGCAGAATGAAAGAGCCCTCCAGTTATGCTGCGGCGGGGGGCGCAGTCGTGGGCATTGGGGTGCTGGTTGGTCAACCGATTGTGATCATTATCGGTATTGTCGGCGGTGCGCTGGGCTTCATCCTGAAGGAAAAGGGCGTCATCTAATGCCTGCTGGAAAAGGAACTTACGGAAAACAAGTCGGTCGGCCATCGAAGAAGAAGAAAAAATTGCCCGTATTCAGTGGGGGTGGCTTGTATAAAAAGAAAAAGCCTAGAGCTGGGAAAGCCAGTTAATGGCTGATGCACCCCTCATTCCGCCGTTAGATATGGAACGTCCGATAAGGACGGATGTCATCCTTGAGGATGACGAAGTTTTTGTAGATATTCCGGAAGTAGAGAACGGAATATCTCAGGATTTTGATATTGAGATAGCGCCGGAAACAGACGAAGAAGGCAATACAATTGTTGCATTTGGAGGGCTGCCCTCCGAACCTGTTTCTGATGATTTTTACCGCAACCTTGCTGAAGAGATCGACCAGCGTGAATTAAGTGCTTTGGCGAGCGACACACTGTCAATGTACAAAGAGGACCGCGAGAGTCGAGCATCCTGGGAACGAACGTATAGTGGAGGATTGAGCCTTCTTGGCATGGAGACGGATGAACGGTCCCAGCCGTTTCAGGGAGCTTCCGGTGTTTACCACCCCCTTCTCAGTGAAGCAGTGGCCCAATTTCAGGCTTCGGCCTATAAAGAGCTTTTGCCAGCAGGTGGCCCTGTAAACACGCGGGTGGTAGGACGGTCTTCCCCTGAAAGAGAAGAGCAAGCGACCCGTGTAAAAGAGTTCATGAATTACCAGATCACGGAGGTTATGCAAGAGTACGATCCTGAGCTTGATCAGATGCTCTTCTACCTTCCGCTTTCGGGTTCCTCTTTTAAAAAAGTTTACTATGATGAATCTCTTGGTCGAGCGGTCAGTAAATTTATTACCTCTGAAGATCTGGTAGTTCCCTACGAAACGACTGACCTCCAGTCGGCGACTCGAATCACACATATGATTCGGCAAAACGTGAATGAGGTTCGGAAACTTCAGGAATCAGGGTTTTACCGTGACATAGAGCTCGTCCCTTCAGAAGATCCGCAAACGGAGATTACTGAAAAAATAGACAGAATGGAAGGACTTTCCCCCACCTCCTATAGTTCGTCGGATGTTATGACAATTCTCGAGTGTCATATTGATCTTGACCTTTCAGGATTTGAAGATACCCGCGAGGATGGTGAGACAACTGGGATTAAACTCCCCTATATTGTGACGATGGAGGAGGACTGTTCACAGATCCTTTCCATTCGCCGGAACTGGGAAGAAAACGATTCGCTTCAAAAAAAGAAGCAGTATTTTGTTCACTACAAGTTTCTTCCTGGACTGGGATTTTATGGGTTTGGTTTGATCCATATGATTGGTGGTTTGTGCAAATCAGCCACCAGTCTTATGCGGCAGTTGATTGACGCGGGAACCTTGGCCAATCTTCCAGCGGGGTTCAAAGCGCGTGGGTTACGGGTTCGGAATGCTGATGAACCGCTGCAACCTGGGGAATGGCGGGATGTTGATGCCCCAGGAGGCGCGCTCCGTGATTCGTTGATACCGCTACCGTACAAAGAACCTTCTGGTACACTGCTGAATTTACTTGGGATTCTCGTTGATTCTGGGAGGCGGTTCGCTGCCATCACAGAAATGCAAACTGGCGACATGACAGAGGCTATGCCTGTAGGGACCACTATAGCCCTACTCGAAAAGGGCATGCAAGTTATGTCGGCTATTCATAAGCGGCTGCATTACTCGCAAAAAATTGAGTTCCGGTTGCTCGCAGAAACATTTAGTGAGTATCTCCCTGAGGAATATCCGTTTGAAGTTTCCGGTGGGGAACGGATCGTTAAGGTCAATGACTTCAGTGATCAAATAGACGTTTTGCCGAACAGTGATCCGAATGTGTTTAGTATGGCACAACGGGTGATGATGGCCCAAACACAATTGCAATTGGCAACGTCAGCACCACAGATCCACAACCTCCGTGAAGCCTACTTCAGAATGTATCAGGCGCTCGGAGTCCAGAACATCAGGGATATTCTTCCGGCCACTGAACCTGAGAACTCAAAAGATCCGGCCACTGAAAATGCTGATGCGCTAATAGGCGCTCCTTTAAAGGCATTTATTCATCAGGATCATGAGGCGCATGTAGCGACGCATATGGCATTTATGCAGAATCCCATATTCCAGAATAATCAGGAAGCAATGCTTGTTTTGCAGAGCCATATTCAAGAACACTTTGCGATGTTGTACCGTCAGCAGGTAGAGCAAATGATCGGTCGACCGCTTCCCACTGAAGGTGAACAAATACCTCCGGAACTTGAGAATCAAATTGCGCAAGCTGCCGCCCAGGCCACACAGCAGATTAGTGCCCAGGCACAGCAGTTTGCTGCGCAGCAGGGTGAGGGTGGAATTGACCCGCTGGTCCAAATTCGTATGAAAGAATTGGAACTGAAGGAGCGGGATATGCAGCGAAAGGAAGCCGAGGCCCAATCGCGTCTTGCATTCGATATGAAGAAGGAGCAGGTGAAAACGATACTTGAGGAAACAAAGATCGAACAAGATTCCTCGCAAGCAGCAGAGCGTATTCAGGTTCAACGTGAAAAGATGAGAGCGGGTTAGGTATGTTTACCCTCACATTTGGGGAGGTAGCGATATTAGCAGCAATAATAATAGTACTTATCCTTATGGTGAGAAACAAATAATGGAATGCCCTTGGTGTGGACAAGTAATGAGACCTATTTTTATATATGGGCACTATAAGTGCAATTCTTGTGATCGTTCTGTAACAGAGGAAAAGTGTCAATGAAAACTGCGACTAAAAAGAATGGGATTACGGAAGTTCTAGCCACTCCCATCGTATATCAAACTAAACTCTTCAAGGTCGATGGCATGAATGCTTTAGCCCCGGAACCAATGGAAGTTGGTCCTCATGTAAAGGCAAAAACATTTGTACCGGAGCATAAAGGCGGCAGTAAAAATCGAGCACGAGGCGGCGGAGCGGCCACTAAAGGTCTTGTGTTTCGAGGAGTTCGTTAGTGGATGGTATCTGGGTCTGCGACAGACTCTTAAAAGTCGCTCGAGAGAGGGAACAGCAAGTCACTACTATTCTTGTGAATAACGAGCTCCAAGATATGGCACAGTATCGTGCACTCATGGGAGAAATTTCAGCCCTGGGGTTCGTACAGCAAACAATCTCAGAAATGCTAGAGAAAGGAAACACAGATGACGACTTCGGGACTATTGTTGCCGGAACGTTTGGCAAAACAGAATAGACAGAGAACAAGTAGACAGGAAGCAAATCAACCTGAAACAGCAAAGCTACCTATTCCAACCGGATGGCGTATTTTAATCATGCCCTATACTCCGCCCAAAGTATCAAAGGGCGGAATTGAGATCCCCGACGAGGTCCATGAACGAGAGAGATTGGCGGTGAATGTCGGTCTTGTCATGGCAGTTGGCCCCCTTGCTTATAAAGATGAGAAAAAGTTCGGAGGACAAGGATCGTGGTGTAAAGAAAAGGACTGGGTACTTTTCGGAAAGTACGCTGGTTCTCGGCTTAAAATAGACGGAGGAGAGCTACGGTTATTGAATGATGACGAGATTCTTGCTGTTGTAGAGGATCCCTCACACCTGGTGCGTACATAGGTCTTTACTTTTTTTGCACCGGATATTAGTTTGACACGATCTCATGGAGAATACCATGCCCGACGATATCGATAATAAAGAAGAACTAATTGAACTGGAACCTGAACAAGAGGTTGAGGTTCGTCTCCCTCCCGGGAAACCAGGGGAAATTGTAGAAGTCGAACCAGAGGAACCAGAGGAACTTTTAGAACTTTTAGAAGAGCCTTCTGAAGAGGAACTCGCTGGCTATAGTGCAGGAGTTCGTAAGCGTATAGACAAACTAACTGCCAAATACCGTGAAGCGGAGCGAAGAGAGCAGGCCGCTTTAGATTATGCAAAAAGTGTGAAAGCTCAGAACGAGAGTCTCCAGCAAAGTGCCTCCCAGATTAATCAAAGGTATAGCGAAGAGTATGCTGGACGTGTGGACGCAGACTTTGAATCCGCTAAGAAAAGATACGTCCAGGCATATGAAAGCGGAGATCCGGATGAGCTCGTAACGGCGACAACAGACCTCTCTCGCCTTTCTGTTGAAGACGCGGTCTTAAAAAACCAGGTTCAAGCACTTAATCGGCAGCAGCCTGTTCCGCAGCGAGCCCCACCGGCCCAACTCCCCCCCGACCCCAAGTCACAGGCCTGGGCGCTGCGTAATAATTGGTTTGGTGTTGATGAGCCAATGACCTATACAGCTTTTTCAATTCATAAAAATCTCGTTGAAAAAGGTTTTAATACTTCTTCGGATAACTACTACAATGAGATTGATCGTAGGATCCGTGAAGAGTTTCCTCATAAGTTTGAGGCAGTTTCCTCTCAGCCTATAAACGGAAGCCGCTCTCCAGTCCAAAGAGTTGCTTCTGCCAATCGAGCTGCTAAATCTACTGGACGCGATACTGTAAGACTCACACCTAGCCAAGTTGCAATTGCTAAGAAACTAGGTGTGCCTCTTGAAGAGTACGCGAGGCAAGTAAAGGAGATCAATGCCAATGCCTGAAGTACCAGTAATAGATCGAACCCCTCGCGCGGCCACTACACGTGAAAAGTCAACACGCCCTTTGCAATGGAAGCCTCCGTCTCTATTGGATGCTCCTTCGCCACCTGATGGTTTTATCCATCGATGGATTCGCGCTGAAATGTTGGGACAAGACGATAAGCCCAATTTTACAAAACGTCTCCGCGAGGGTTATGAGCCAGTACGGGCGGACGAGTACCCCGATTTTGATTGTGCTACCATCGATGAGGGAAGATACAAAGGTGTTATTGGTGTAGGTGGCCTTATTCTGGCTCGACTACCAGTAGAAGTCGCAGAATCACGCAAAAACTATTTTGCGCAAAAAACGTCTCAGCAGATGACCGCTGTGGACAATGATTTAATGCGAGAGCAGCACCCTTCTATGCCGATTTCTCAGGAAAGAAGCAGTAGGGTCTCTTTTGGCGGTTCAACTTCAAACGAGTAGATAATCTACTCAGGAGAAAACTATGGCAAACATTAATGGAGCCTTTGGTCTTCGGCCCATCGCAAAGATGGGCCAGAATACCAACTCCATGGGTGTGAGTGGCTATACACAATATGAAATTGCTAATGGTGACAGCACAGCTATTTACCAAGGTTCCCCTGTTATACCCCTCTCAACGGGATATATCGCTCTTGTGGGTGCTGCGGCTGGTGGTTCTGTTGGCCTACTTGGTGCTTTCATGGGTTGTAAATATGTCTCGAGCACCACGGGGAAACCCACGTGGAGTATGTATTGGCCTGGATCGGGCGCTGATAGCAACCATCCCGTAGAGGCCTTCGTAGCAGACGATCCAATGCAACTATTTCTTATTGGGACGGATGCAACTTGGACCAGTAAAGCAACGGCACGAGCAGCTGTTTTTGCAAATGCAGCATTTGCAAGCGGCACGAGCGGAAGCACTACTACTGGTATGTCGTCAGCAACTTTAGGCGTCAGCACTATTAATACCACAAATACTCTTAACCTTCGGGTTATGGGTTGGGTAGATGATCCAGCTAATGCGGATTTTGCTGCTGCGGGTATTGGTGCGATCGTCCGGTTGAACAACCACTTCAACAGCCCCAATGGTGCTGCTGCGGCTGGTACTGTTTCAACTACTGGCGTATAGGGGGGTCTGAGAAATGGCTATTTCACGAGCACAACTCGTAAAAGAACTAGAGCCTGGACTCAATGCCCTTTTTGGTCTTGAGTACGCCAGGTATGAGAATGAGTCTGCAGAAATCTTTTCTACTGAATCTTCAGATCGTGCATTTGAAGAAGAGGTGATGCTTTCTGGCTTTGGCTCTGCTCCAACTAAGAGCGAAGGTGCTGCTGTTACTTTTGATTCAGCAGCTGAAGTCTATACTGCTCGCTATACCAACGAGACGATTGCCCTGGCATTCGCGCTCACTGAGGAAGCGATTGAAGATAATCTCTATGATCGTCTTTCTTCTCGGTATACGAGAGCATTGGCTCGCTCTATGGCTCATACGAAGCAAGTTAAGGCAGCAGCTATCCTTAATAATGCTTTTGATAGCACCTATACGGGTGGTGATGGTCTTGAACTTTGTTCAACGGCCCATACGTTACAGAACGGTAATACGTTCCGGAACGAGCCATCCACAGCTGCGGACCTCAATGAGACTTCTCTTGAGAATGCTCTGATCGACATTTCTGATTTTGTTGATGAGCGTGGCCTCAATGTTGCTCTTCGAGGAATGAAGCTGGCTGTTCCGGCAAACCTCCAGTTCGTTGCAGACAGGTTGCTAGAGTCAGATCTGCGTCCAGGAACAGCGGACAATGATGTGAATGCTATCCGTAATATGGGAATGGTGCCACAGGGCTATACTATCAACCACTTCCTAACGGATACGGATGCGTGGTTCATCTTGACTGATGCACCGAACGGTCTTAAGCATTTCCAGAGGACTCCGATCCGTACAGCGATGGAAGGTGATTTCGATACTGGTAACGTGCGGTACAAAGCCCGTGAGCGTTACAGTTTCGGTTGGTCCGACCCTCGTGGTATATACGGTTCTCCTGGGGCATAGTATAGTGGGGAGGGGGGGAACCCTCTCCCCTTACTTTTCTGGGACGAAATAGCCCTAGCGACTGGCCCAGCAGACACTTACAGGACTCTAGGGCAAACCCTTTGTAAGGAGGTATCGTTATGGGTACAACTCGTTTTTCTGGCCCAGTTATGTACAGTGGTCACGGCAGTGATGCCAGTAAACTTGGTTCCTGGTTCAGAAATCTCCCTATTAATGTAAACCCTGACTATGTGTTCAAATACGACGACTTTACGGGCGTCGATATTGACGATACGGATGATTGGACCAAATCTGTCCTTAACAGTGGTACACTCACCCTCCTTGCTGATCATGTTGGAGGTTGGGCAAAATCTACAGGCGATGGTTCAACTGATAATTCCGGTGGCGCAATTCAAGGTAATGAAATCTTCATGGTCGAGGCCAGTAAGAATATTTACTTTGAAGCCAGGGTTGCTGTAGCCGACGCCGATGACATGGATATGTTTGTTGGCCTTGCTGAAAATGGCACATTTGCAACTGGTGTTCCTTTCACAGCAAATAATCAGATCGGGTTCCTTCTCGTTGAAGCTGCCGCTGATATCTATGCCAATTGCGATAGTGGTGGAACAGAAACTAAAACGGATACCGGGATAGATTTCGCTGATGGGGCAGAGTCTAGTTCTAATATCACCAATACTCGTACTCTTGGGTTTATTGCCAAGGGAACTGGGATTGTAGAGTTTTATGTTGATCGGGTTCTTAAAACTACAACTACTGCAAATATCCCGACTTCTGCTTTGACCCCTTGGTTTTGTGCCCTGTCAGGTACGACGACTGCAGATGCAGCATGGTGCGACTATATTTGGATTGCTGCACAACGGATCACCGGCGGTATGACCCAGTATAATGATCAACCATAAAGGAGTGCTCTGTAATGGCTGAGAAAAAAAGAGCACGTACTAAAAAGGAAGAGTTCGTTTCCGATGATCCCAGTACTCCTGAAAATGAGGCGCGGGTAGGATCCACTACGAAGAAAGATACTAAGTATTCGTATGGGATAAATGCCAAGGAAGATTTTCCTCCGCCAGGAACCCCAAAGCATAAAATGATGGTGTTGTCTGGTGAAATTAAGGGGTAGGTGATGGCAGATGCAGTTTCAACAACAGTTATAGCGGACGGAAGTCGCTTCTACATGGCACAATTCACTAATACAAGTGATGGCTCTGGAGAAGCTGCAGTCACTAAAATTGATGTTTCTGCCTTGGCTTCAACGAATCATGGTAGAGCCTGTACCGCAGTTCGGATCAATAAGATTTGGTGGCGAACGGTAGGTATGTCTGTGAGAGTTTTATGGGACGCCTCAACCGATGTAGCGGCTTGGGATTGTAAAACAGACGATACAGGTTTTGTGGACTTTTCAAGTTTTGATGGACTGCGCAACTATGCAGGATCCGGGAAAACAGGAGATGTCCAATTCACGACAACTGGGCATGGCAGTGGGGATGTTTACGTTATTGTTATTGAATGCATAAAGGATTTCTAGTCGATGAGTAAAACGACTAGACTTCCGGCTGCTTCAAAAAGGAAGAGATACGCATCACGATATGCGCATGGCGGTTTAAATACAGATGCTGATGTAGTTACGGCAACGACTGAAGCACAAAACCGACCAAAAACAAAAGTTGCTGCAACAGGAGATAAATTCAACACATATAAAACTCGGATAACTTAGTATGGCAACATCAGGCTCTTCGGATTTCAATCTAGATGCCGCCGAGATTATAGAAGAAGCGTTTGAAAGGTGTGGCCTCGAATTCCGAACAGGATATGATGCACGGACAGCACGGCGGTCCTTAAATCTTCTTTTTGCGGATTGGGCAAACCGTGGTGTACATTTGTGGAAAGTTGAGCAAGTAACACAAACACTTGCTCAACTTTCGACTTCTTCTGCAATCAACACTTACCCTGCCGGGACTATTACCGGAACAGTTGGTGCGTCCACTAATCTTAGTATCGGTGAGACTATTACGGGTGGATCTAGTGGAACAACTGCTGCAGTTATTACAAAACCAACTTCCACTACCATCACGATAACGGTTCCAAGCGGGTCCTTCACTGCAGGAGAAACAATCACTGGTTCAAGTAGTGCCGCGAGCACTACTATTAGTGCTGACCCAAGTTTAGCAGATGTTCAGTCCACAATAGATATTTTATCTGCAGTGATTCGTCGAGATGGCGTTGACCAGCAAATTTCTGCTATTGGCCGAGCAGAGTATTTACATATTCCAAATAAAACTACACAAGGGAGGGCAAGTCAGTTCTTTTTTGATCGCCAGATCACGGCGACGATTAAAATTTGGGAAGTTCCGGAAAACTCCACAGATCAATTAGTTTATGATCGCTTTATCCGGATACAGGACTTGGATGCTTCTGTAAATAACGCTGATATACCTTTTCGGTTCCTACCCTGTTTAGTTTCTGGATTAGCCTATCAATTGGGTTTGAAACGAGCCCCCCAATTATTACAAATCCTCAAGGCTGTATATGATGAAGATCTCCAGAATGCTCTTCTGGAAGACCGAGAAAAAGTTTCCTATAGCATCGTTCCATCTTTTAGTTACTTGAGGGTGGTGTAATGGCCTATTCTTCTGGTAAATATGCGAACTTCATTTCTGATAGAAGTGGGGCTGCTTTTCCGTATAGACAAATGCGGATTGAGTGGAATGGTTCACGAGTAGATGTTTCAGAATATGAAGAGAAGCAACCTCAACTAACGCCCGCCAAACATATCGCTGATGCAGAGGCTTTACGATATGCCTCTTCTGCGAGGACAGAACCCGAAGTAGAAGTCCTCCTTCAGAAAAATGCATTTCGGTCGGGCAATTCAGGCTCTGCAGTCATCACAGTTAGGGAACCGGGACATGGAAGGTCTACTGGCGATACCGTTTGTTTTAGAGATGTTGCTCCTTTGGATGGCTTTTCAGCAGGCACGATAGAGCGAGCATCTGGATATACAATCACTAAAGTGACTGATAATACATATACTTTTACTGCGGCAAGTGGTACCGCTACTGTTGGAAGTATATTGGGTGGAGGTGCATATGCCTCGGCTGGTCCTGTAACGGTGGACGCATAAAATGGCTTTCACATATACAACTTTAAAAACTGCCATTCAAGATTATACGCAGAATACAGAGACAACTTTTGACAGCCAGTTAGCGCGCTTCATCCTGAATGCGGAAGAGCGCATCCTGAAGGAGTGCCAGCTTGATGTATTCCGCAAGTCTGTACAGGGTTCCGTGGCGTCTTCAAACAAGTTTCTTGCTAAACCGACAGATTTCCTTGCACAAAACTCCCTCAGTGTAGTCAACAACTCCAGTAACGAATTTCTTTTGTACAAACAGGTTACCATGCTACAGGACTATACCCCTAATCCGGCCACCACCGGGGTTCCCAAATACTATGCTGATTGGGATGATACGTCTTTTCTCCTGGCGCCCACACCTGATTCCAATTATACGATGGAATTGCATTACTTTTATCGGCCTACTTCCATTACTACATCTGCGGATGGGACAAGTTGGCTGGGAACAAATGCAGAACTTGGGCTTTTATATGGCAGTCTGGTAGAAGCATATACCTTTATGAAGGGCGAAGCTGATCTTCTTCAGTTGTATAATCAGAGATATATGGAAGCTCTGCAAACACTGAAGAATCTTGGAGAAGGGCTACAGACCAGTGATCAGTATAGATACGACCGTGTTAGGAGGGCCGCAACCTAATGTTCTCTTCGGTAGGAGAGGCGGGTGTTGGTAACGTGGGAGTGTTCACGTCCACGAATCGGGGCCATTCTGCTGAGGAAATGGCTGAGATGGCATTGAATAAGATCATGCTTGTTTCAGAGGACGCCCCTCCGATTATACGGGATCAGGCAATAGCCCATAGAGATAAATTAAAGGATATCCTGATCTTTTACATGAAGAGGATGGCCCAGAGTGAAAGAACTACTATCTGGGCTCAGATGAGGCAGCAAGGCCATGAGGATTTGGCCGAAAACATAAGGAGATTGTAATGGCAGTTGGAACATCCGCAATGTGCGGGACTTTCAAAACAGAGGCGATGGCGGGCATTCATTTTTGGACACCTCATACGCGCACGGGTTCGAGTGCTATTACAGCGGATACGTTCAAGATTGCGATGTTTACCGATAGTTCGTCTATTGATGCGGACACCACGGGCTATACAACCAGTAACGAGGTCAGTGGTGTCCCAACGGCTTATCTGGATTTTGCGGACAGTACGTGGTCCGCTGCAACCATCAGCAGCGCCCGTGGTGCCTTGATCTATAACAGCACTCTAAGTACCGCTGGCACAGGATCCACCACCAATCACGCCGCCTATCCAGCGGTTGCGGTTATTAACTTTGGCGGAGACAAGGCATCTAGCGCGGGAGATTTTACAATCCAGTTCCCGGCGAATGATGCTAACAACGCGATTATCAGGATCGCCTAATGGCTCTCGTTACTGGCTGGAATAGAAGCACCTGGAACTCCGGGGCCTGGAATGAACCAGT